CTACAGGTCTAGCTGCTTCTCGATGAGCGCTGGGATGTCCGGGCCGTCGCTGCGTATCCATTTACCGTAGCGGCGCTGAATCATGGTGATCGTGGCGTGGCCAACGTGGTTGGAGATCCAGTGCAGCGGCACCACACCCAAGGAAAGCAGCTGGCTGATGAACGTGTGCCGGCACTGGTTAGGGCCACGGTAGCGAACGCCAGCGCGTTTGAGGTGGGTTTTCCAGAAGCGCTCGCGAATGGCGTTCTCGTAGAACGGCTCGTTGTTACGGGAATTCAAAAACACCAGGCGTAGCTTCTCTTTTCGCACCGTCCGGTTATCCCGATCGACCACCTCGTAAACGCGCGGCTCCAGTTTGCCAGTGATGGCATACTGCGCCTGCAGCGCCTCCCGGGCAGGTTTGAGCAGATGATGCACCCGGGTAGAGCGCTTGGTTTTCGTTACTTTGAAACGCCCCCGCACGACCGCCCGCCGATAGCGAATAATCCCCTTATCCACATCCAGTATGTCCTCCCAGGCAAGCGCCTGTGCTTCTGAAATGCGTGGCCCATCGAACAGGGCGAACTTGATCAGGTTCAACTCCTGCTCGCGTGTGGTTGGCGTGTCCAGGATCAGCTTGATCTCGCTGCGCGTGAAAGGGTCGGGATCTTCATCATCCGGTAAGCGAATGGTAATGCCGCTGGTGGGGTCGAACGACTTCTTATTGCGCGTGGCATAAAGCCGAAAGGTTTGCCGCATGATGCTGACGATCTCTTTGATCGTCTTGTTGGCCAGCGTGGCCGAGAGCTCTTTTTGAATCCACGACTGCAGCTCGATGTGGTCGATCGCATCCGCCTGCGCTTCGCCCCACTTCGGCCTAACGTGAGTTTCAGCCTTGGAAAGTACGCCGCGATAGCTTGAATACGCCAGCTCGTTTTTCTTGATGGCCAGCCACAGATCCAGGTAGTGGCCGAAACGGTTCTCCGCCAGGCGCCTGGACTCAGGAAAGTGGCGGGCGTAGTCGAACGTGCCTGCCTCGATCTCGTAGTTGATGATGGTCGCCAGGCGCTTTGCATGTTCGATGTTTTTCTCAGTCGCTGCACCAGGCAGCGGCTCGCGGCACAGCTCCCCCTCCCAGCGGAAATAGATGCGCACGGCGTTGCCGCGAACTTCAACCCCATCAGCCATGAAGCCCCCTTTGTTAAACTGTAAATATAAACAGTGTATTTCAGTTTGAAAGGGAGCGAAACGCTTTGCTTTCTTATACCGTTATTTTAGTCAATTGAATAAACCGCCGCTTAATGCGGCGGGAGAGGGAGGTAGCTACTAGTCCATATTTTCGTTGATATCGTATTTGCGGATGAGTTCTCGGCACCGAGATAGCTCTTCTCTTAGGTGAGTTATCTCACGTATCAAGCTAGCCTCAGTTTGGGTTGGAGCCTGATTTCTCAAAGCGTTAAAGCTGGCGGATAAGCGGGCATGTTCCTCCTGAGTTAAAGGGCCTCCTAATGATTTCGCTAAGATCTGATCAATCGGATTGCTGCTCATAACTCACTTTTTTATTTCAAGCGCCATTGTTGGTACCGCTTACGAATAGCATAAAACATGCTTGCCGCACGATGGTCATGATCCAACTCCGCCCGGCTCTGGATCTCGCAAGCAGCGCAGAGCCAGTCGCGGGCGTCTTCTGTGTTGTGGGTGCCGTCGGGCAGTTGGCTCTCGGTCATGCCGTGCTTGGCGCGCCGGCGGCGGTCGAGGTAGAGCTGAAACTGCGCGTCCTGGCACAACATGGCGGCTTGCCGGGCAAGCTGGCCGCCTTTTGGGCTGTTAGCGGCCATAGCGCCCCCGTTGTTCGCGGATGCTTTGGCACTCGATGCACGTGGCCACCCAGGGCAGAGCGTCGCGGCGGGCTTGGGGGATCTCGTGGCCGCAGTCCTCGCACTCCGAGTCCGGGTTGGGAATGTGCAGGGAAAGGCGGCTGCTGAGCGCGGCTTGCATGCGGCGCTCCATCAGATCGGCGGCGATGTCGGCGTTGTCTGCCATGGTTACTGCTCCTTCTCTCGCTCGATGGCGGCAAAGCGCTGCATTAGCCTGTTTCCATCAGGCGTGTATACGTGCAGCTCATCACTGGCGTAGAGGCTCCACTCGATAATGGTGAGTGCGGCTTGCTGCAGGTCGCGGTCCAGTACCCGTAGGCGGGTGAGATCCAGCGGCCAGGCGTAACTGTTGTAAGCGGAAAGCAGAATGCGCCGGCAGTGGTGGCTTTGGCCGCTTTCTTTCTTGGCTACGACGGCGAGGCGACTCCAGGCATCTGGGCCTTTTAGGTCGAGCGTTTGGCGCTTTTGATCGGCTTCATCTTCGGCGGCGATCATGGCTTCCAATGCCTGGCGGTTGCGTTCACGAATACGCTGAACCACCAGGGGCATACTGGGTTGAGTAGTCATCACAGGCTCCTTCATGCTTGAAACACCCAGCACTTCACGCTGCCGCCGTGCAGGCGGACGCGGGAGTTCACGGTGCGGTTGGAATCGACAAACTTGCGGGTTTTGCTGGTCTTCAAATAGCGCTTCAGCTCGCGCAGTTCGGGGGTGCGCAGCTTGTACTCGGCGCAGGTGCGCTCGAAGTCTTTGAGGTTCACGGCGATGTGCTCGCTGCCCTTGCCGTAGTGGTTCAGCTGAGGCTCATCGCGCAGGCCTTCGATGTAGTCGAAGGCTTCCCAAAATTCGGCCACCATCGGGTGGTCGGCGTTGATGGATTGCTGCCGCTCGCGGGCCATCTGCTCCACCATGCCATTGGCCATATCGATGGTTTGCTGGTCGAACAGCCCCAAGCCCTCCGGCCCCAGGCACTCCACCAACGCCATCAGCTGGCCGTGGCACTTGGCGATGCGCAGCACCTTGATATCCGGGTCGTCGGCCAAGCGGTCGGCGTAGTGGCGGGCGCGCTGGGTGATGGTGGCCAGCAGCGCGGCTTCCCGCTGGGCCACGGCCAGGGCGAATTGGCTGACGTGCTCTAGCTCGGTACGCTCCAGCGCCTCGGCCAGCGCTTTGGTGGTTTTGTTCTGGCCTTCCCGGGTGAAATGCAGGTGGCAGATACGGGTTTGAATCGCCTCGCCCGCCTGCACCGGGGCGTTCTGGCTAATCACGATGCTGCCGCGAAAGGGCGGCTCGTAGGTGTCGTTGCCGCTGTTCTTCGCGCCACGGGCGCGGATAGAGCGGCCGTTAAAGGCGGTTTTCAGCTCGTCCCAATCGAACTGCTTCTGCTTGGCACCGCCTTCCTGCTCGCGGTCGGATTCGATCAGCACCACCGGCAGGTTGCTCACCTGGGCAAAGTTACGGCTGCGGGCGGGCATGGTGGCCTTGCTGGGGTCGAAGCCTTCATAGTCGCGGCGGCCGCACAGCTTCCAGAGGAACTCGATCAGCGTGGATTTACCCGCGCCGGCTTCGCCCACAATCTCCAAAAACGGGAAGCTACCCATCTCGGCGCGGATCTGCTCGGCCAGCAGGCTGCCCATCCAATAAGCCAAGGCCACCACGCCCCGGGAGCCAAACGCGCCCAAAAGCTGCTGTGTCCACTCGGTACTGAACGCCTTGCGGTCAGGGTTGATGTGCAGCGCCACGGATTGGCTCAAGGTTTTCAACTGGCGGCGGGGGCCAAGCTCGAAAAAGTCCTCGCTGTTGATCGGCACCACCTTGCCACCGGCCACGGCAAGATCGCCGAACACATACGCGCCGTGCTCCTTGCTGTAGCCGATGAAGTCGATGGTCTCGACGGTTTTGATATTGCCGATCTGGTCCTGCAGCAGGCTATCCAGCTGCTGGCTGGTACCCGTCCATACCGCGCCGGGGGCAATGCCCAGCAGGCGCTTTTTGTACTCAGAAGCCGAGGCCAACTGGCCGCCGCTAAAGGTGTTTTTGATCGGCGGGCGGCCGTCGGGAAACTCTACGCGGTAGTAGTACCAGCTCTCGTCGGTCACCGCGTTGGCCTGGTAATACAGCGCTGTGGGGAAACAGGTGCAGATGCGCTTCACGCTGCCGGATTGCTCCAGCGCCGCATCGCGCAGGGCGGGGTCGATCTGCCGCTGGTCTTCGCCGTCTAGCCCATCGGCGCGCAGAGCGCGGTCGAAGGCGTCCATGTCCAATTTCCACCACCACAGCTGGCGTTTGAACTCGAACCAGAACTCCCGCTGTTCACGGCGCTTGTACATCAACAGCGCCTTCGCCATGGCCGTGGGGGCAAGCAGCAGGTCGCCGTGGTAGCGGTAGGTTTCCTGGTGGCATTCGGTCAGCTCGCCGCGCTGATGGGCATCGTTCCAGTCGTGGCCACCGTGGGGGATCTGCGCCGCGTGGCACGCCCAGCCCGCCGCCCTGGCACGCTTCACGTGCTTATGGGTGGCGTTATGGCCAGCGCGGTTGTTATCCAACGCCCACACCAACGTGGGGCGGCTGGTGCCTGCCTTATGCGCGGCATCGGAAAGGGCGTTCAACGCCTCGTCGGGGTAGTTGGCGCAGCTCATGGCGGAAACCGCCGCAATGCCGTGGTGGTAAAGGGCGATCGCATCGAAGATGCCCTCTACAATCCACACTTCCCCAGCCGCAACTAAATCAGCAGCCGTGAGTGCAGGCGGGCACCACCACTGGCCTTTGTAGCGGCCAACGAAATTGGCCTTCTGCTTGCCGAAGCGCTCCGGATTATCCAGCAGGCGCTCCCAGTAAGCGCCGCCGGGAAGCTGAAAGCGCACGGTGGCAGTACCGCCTATCTCCGGCTTCCAGTAGCTCTCCTGGGTGTACCAGCCCTGAAGGCGGGAAAGCTCGAAGCCCCGGCCATCGCGAAGGTAGCCATCGGCCACCGGCGTGGTGGAAGTGGGTTTCTCGTTGGCTTTCGGGCTGTAGCGCTCGCTCCAGGAGCGGAACAGATCCGGGAACAGCGCTTTGATGTGGATTTGCGCGCCACAGTTGTTTTCCCGCCCGCATTTCAGCATCCACGGCGCGTCGGCGTTGATGTACGCCTCGCGCTTACCGCACTCCGGGCAGCGCACCCGTTGCAGGTAGGGGCCGCGCTCAATCGCCTCAAAATCGCTGATTAAGCGCGTAACAATGTCCTGGCGCAGCGATGAATTCACGCTCGCCTCCTTATTTAACAAATGGATTGGGCTGGGCTTGGGGCTAGATCACGGCACCGGCGGGGCCGTGGGTGCCCCCTTTCGGCCGGGCATAACACACAGGCCGAAAGGGGCGTGGTGGCCGTGGGGGCCTTGGGTGATGGGCAGCTCTCTGCATCGTCTTAACCCTCATAACGTTCGTCGTTGGCGGCTGGGCGGGTGATGTCTAATTGCATCTGCTGGATCAGGCGAGGCGCGAACGGCAGATCCACCCGGGCGTTGGGGATATCGCTCGGGGTTAAGGTGTGCAGCACCTGAAACCCCGCCTTGCCTCGAAAGCCGCACGCCACGTTTCGGCACTCCACTACCCCTTCGCGGTACACCGGCGTTAGCCCCTGGCTGTTGCGGACCCGCATGTTGTGGCCGCAATGGGGGCAGGGCATACGGTGCTTGGAAGCGGTCGACATCAATGGTTTCTCCCTACCGGATAAAGGGCGCGGCCGCGGCCGGTGATTTCCTGGGAACCGCGGCGGATGCGCCGACGCAATAGCCATTCGATGGCTTGGCCGTGGGTTGCCAGACCCTTCTGTTCACACACGGCGTCCAGTACGGCGCGAGCGAGCGGATCAAGATCCAGCGATTGTTCAGGCATGGGCACCTCGGATGCACGGTGGATATAGGGTTGGGCTCACTGAGCGCGTTGGGTAATGCTGTGAAGGCGGCCGGGAACATCGACGCCGAGCACGTCGCTGGCTTCCTTCATCAACATTTGGCGCATGATTTCGGCCCTGGGCACGCCGTTGTAATCGGCATGGGCCTGGATGATGGCCAGTTCATAGTCATCCAGATAAACAGTGGCCTTATGGGAGCGAACGCGCTTTGGGTCCTGGTACATGGTGGAGTCCTTATGCAGCCGATAGGCAAAATGGGTCACAGCAGTGGCATTTGGTCGGGTTTTAGGCTGACAGCGCTAAAGTCGGGCAGTGGTTTGCCTACCATGCGATACAGATCGCGTAGCTCATCCAGCAAGATGTGTTGGTGGAAGGCGTTGCGGCAGCGCATCAGCTCGCGTGTCACGGTAAGAATCTGGCGGGAGAAGCCCAGCCGCTCTTTGGCAGGCACCTGCCCAAAAAAGCCTTGTTTGCGGAGCGTGGGCAGCACTTCACCGCATACCCAGTTGGCAAAGGCCACCGCTTGGGGCTTGTTAGAACGGAAGAGCACCCTATACACGGCGGCTTCTGAGATGAATAACACCTCGCCAGAGCCCCTTTGCCCCTTGAGATATAAGGGGCAAAGCCACTCTTCAGGCAC